ACCATTTTTTTGTTATTTTTCCTTGATAGGCATTCTCCACTTCGGCAATGGTTGTATTATATTTATATGCATTAGAATCTCTAATTAACCTCGAAATAGAGTTTTCTTCAACTAATGATATACCCATTACTTTATGAATACTATCGTAATCTGGTTCTATCGGATAACTCACCATCACCTTGTCATCTATGTTTATTATTCTGGCTGGGATCATATTATTTGCGTAAATCTGGTAATTTAGATTTATGTGTATCTTGCCATTCTATCATAGCTTGAGCATGTTTTTCAACAATTTCAGCCATGTATGGATCTCCTCGTAGCAATCTTAATTGAGTTGCCCATTTTAACAATAATCCAGGAGCAATCATATCCTGTCCTCTTAATAAAAATACAGGTTCATCATCAGGAATTAATCCCGCTGGATCTTGAATTCTGTTGTAATCTTCTCTTGCATGTTTCATTTTATTCTTTTTTATTTAGTTATACTGATTATTCTGGCTGGGATCATGGGATTATAAATTTGGTGGTGTAACTATACTTAAAGTATGAATGATTTTCTTATGAAAAGCATCCCATTGTTTTAGAGTCATTTCGTGTGTTTCAAATACATCAAATACCTTATCAAGTTTTTCCATATTAACTTCAAAATACCAATCAGTCATCTTGTTTCCTCCTGATCAGGTAAAGTGTCATACCAGTCTGGTATATTTCCTAATGATTCAATATACGGAATTAGTGTCATTTTCTTTATCTTTTAGTTATTTCACTATTGTTTTTTGCATTGAGAGTTGCTTAATTCTGGATTTTCGTAGATATTACCGATAATTTCAATATTCTTGCAGTTAAATAAATTACCGTATCCTGCAACTTGTTTGGATGGATCTTCAAGACTTTTTGCATACCATCCACTAAAATACCATTCAATTACACTTTTTGTTTTTTCATCTCTCAAATAATCGCTTAGAATCAAATCCCCCTCGTAAATCTCTTTACCATTCTTATCCAAAAGGCCAGTGAATTGCATTAAAACACAATCATCTAAATCTGATTGATTATGTTTGCTATGCCCTACTAATCCATGCTCCCAATCAATAAACCATGCACTATCCATGCATGCTTTGAATTTAAGCCATGCTCTAAATTGTATTATTCTCATAGTTGTTTAAGTATATAATAATAATCATCAGTATGTTTACCATGACCTCTCCATTGTGTGTCAGAAGACTTCAGTTCCATGAAAATCTTGTATCCATACTTCTCCATTACTCTATTTCATCTGCAATTAATTCAATTGCCTCTCTGGTTTTTACGTCATCTTTTCTCGATGGATGGAATGATGGTTGATGCTCCTTAGAAAATATAAAGTCTATTTCCTGTCTTACGGTCATATCTTTTGTTGTTTTTTCATTTGTGTTCATATGTCTAAAAATTAGGTGTATCAAATACTCTCTTATGCTGTGATTGTGGATAAATAGTAAAGTGTATGCTATCACTAAAATTAATTAGATGATGCTTACCAAATCCAAGCTCTCTTACTACATTAGGGGATGGTATTCTTTTCCACTTCTCTACATACCCTGTCTTAACTGGCATTAGTAGGATAAAACTTAGTAGGATCAAAAGGCTTGTTAGTTTTTTCATTTGGTATGTCTTTTGAGTGTTTAATTTCATGCCATATAAAAAAAATAGTTAATATGAATATGATCCATGCTATCCAACCGGATATTTCCATAAATCTATTTAAGAATAATATTACCATTCTGTTTCTCCTTTCATATTTATATTTTGACGTAAATCAATCCAAAGTGAATCTAATGTATCATAATATCTTGATGTATCATCCTCAGGTCTGTAATAGTAAAGCCAATATCCACTTGTCATATATTTGGCATATAATACATTGACTCTACTGCTGATACTGTCCAATTCATTACTGTATTCAATAATCGTTTCACGATATTTACTTATTGTCCTATGTGAAAAATATGCATCCAGCAATACTCCACAAGTAACTCCAAGTATAAACATTATTAATTTTTTCATAATTTATTAATTATGGTTACCATTTTTTCTGCTACATCACTCCCAAAGATATTTCTTTGTTCTCCTGTAGGTTCAAATAATTCAATCTCATCCCAAAAGTGACTTGCTGATGGATTAATCAATAGATTCCAACCATCATAAACTGTTTCTGGCCATTCAGTTTCTGTTCGCAGTGTAATGCAAGGTTTCTCTAATAAGTATGCTTCTTTTTGTATTCCGCCAGAATCAGTGATTATCCTCTTGGCATTATTCTCCAGCTTTAGGAAATCCAAATAACCAACTGGGGAAATAAATTCAATATTCCTACTAAAACCATGAGCTATATGTCGTAAAATCTTCTGAGTTCTTGGATGTACTGGAAATATGGTATGCCCTTTTATCTTGGCTACTTCTTCAAGGATATGAGATAAGATGAATGGATCATCTACATTGGATGGTCTATGTAGGGTAAGTAGATTATACCTTTCACTTATTATATGAAGGTCATTTATTATATTTGATTTGAGAAGAGCGATTGGAAGATTTTGTTTTAAGGTATCTACCATTATATCTCCCGTTACTGTAGTTCTTCTTATTAGTCCCTCAAAGTGAAGATTGGTAAAGGCATTCTCGGTTGGAGCAAACAATAAGGTTGAAACATGATCAGCTACTACTCTATTAACTTCTTCAGGCATAGTCCTATTAAAACTTCGTAGTCCAGCCTCAATATGGATAGTAGGTATTAATAGTTTAGATGCTGCCAAGGCTCCTGCCATTGTAGAATTAGTATCTCCAAAGACTAATACCAAATCAGGTTTACCGGATAAGAACATTGTTTCCAAATCAATCATCATTTTTCCTACCTGTTCAGCATGTGTACCAGCACCTATGTTAAGATTATAGTCTGGACGGGGAATGTTTAAATCATGGAATATTGCTTCTGACATGGCTACATCATAATGCTGACCAGTGTGAATAATAGTTTCATCATGGTACTCCCTGAGTGCCTTTGATAGAGGGGCCAGTTTAATGAACTGCGGTCTTGCCCCTACTATTGAAAAGATTTGCTTTCTCATTTATTTATAGATTGTCCACATAGTATACAGACATTTCCCATTTCCTTTTTAAACTTAGTTTGTAATATTTTTTCTTCTCCTGCTAAAGATTCAATTTGTTCCTTTAATATTATCAAATTATATGTATCACTGCCTAAATCTCCCAATTGTAATTTAAAAGTATCTCTTTGATCACTGTCCCAAATTATTTTATTAACATCAGGTTCAAATTTGAGTAGTCTCTCTTTCTTTTTCATATCATTATTAACCATCCTGATATGATCCACGAGTTTTTCAAATTTAATCAGTTCCACTTTCTTTTCTCCCCACAAAGTGATAGTGTCTTCAATAGAGTTTACTTGTTTTTCTAAAGAAAGTATATAGATATACCCATCAATTTCATCATTAGTATTTTGTAGTTCTCCACAAAGAAGTTCCAATTCATTCAATGCTTTCTTTTTGTTAATCCATCGTTTCTCCATTTCTTCTAATACCTCAACATCGGCTTCAAACTTCTCAAGGTGAGCAAACTTCTTTAATTCTTCTTCATACTCCTCAGCCTGTTCAGATTTAAACTTAATACTCTGTTCTAATTCTCGGATAGCCCTCTGGACATTCTGTATTCCACTATCAATCTTGTCCAGCTTGGCAATGCGGTTAAAATGTTGGGCTACTTCACCCGGAGTATCACTCAGCAGGAAAGGAGCATCTAACTGTGATTGGAGATTGATTTCGTTGATAGTAAGTAACCCCTGTACTTCTTCCGGGACTGAAGTACCAATAGCTTTGTATATGACATCTTCATCCCCACTGATATGCGTGATATATGTATCAGTCTTACCTTTACTCCGAATAACAAAGTTATCTTCGTCTGTGACCAATCGTACATTTGTATCTCCACCCCATGTTGATCGGATTGCGTCCCCAGAAGGTCTATTCCAAACAAGCCAACGCAAAGCTCTGATAATACTTGTCTTTCCTGAATCCGAGCTTCCAACGATGACATTAACTCCTTTGGAGAAATCCATTTCAGTCTTTTCATGGCTTTGAAAGTTTTGTATTTTGAGGGATTTAATCATTCTAATTCTTTTTATCTTCAAATACAATCGCAATTTTCTTATCATCAGTATAGCCTACATCATAGGCACGATTCCATATTTCATTAACCACCCCAGATAATTCTACTTGTAATACCACTCCTTGTTCTATTATCTGATCAATAGAACCGTCTGCTTTAAGAGCCATTAGTATCTTAATAATTTTGGATACATACTTTGCCGTCCCTGTTGTAGTAAGTTGTTTCATCTATTTATTATTACAAATCACCAGTTACATTATCATTAATAACCCATTCTAATCCAGCAAGTTCTCCACGAATCATATTAATCTCTTCTCTCATACTGACTCCTTGTGATGATAACATTTCTATGTTACTCAATTCACTATGATTTTCATGTGCAATGCGTAACTTATAATATAAATCAGCTATCTGTTCTTGAATTTGGGTAAATGCTTTCATCGGTTCATCATTTTAAGTACCTGTGATTGTTTGGTAGCTACATAATGGATAGCCAGAGCATCTGCCACAGCTTCATCCACATACTTCAACTTAGTCCAGTTAACATCATACAATTCATCTATGGCTTTAATCATATCATCTTTCGTTGCCGCTTTCTTTCCCAATACTGCTTTCTTGGCATCCTGCTCAGAGTAATATTCAATAGGGATTCCCATACATTCCGATATGGTAGTAGTAATACCTGTAACAATTCCAATCATTACCGCAGCACTGGCATTCTGGCTACCATGAGGAGCTTCACTTAGTAAGAAGTTTACATCATACTTTTTTATTATTACTTGTAACTGCTGTACTATTTCAACAGTCCTACGATAACGATCATCTGATGTCCGTATTCTTCGCTTCTTTTGCTCTGGAACAGTGCGAATACATCCTGATGCTCTGATCCTACCATTAGGACTTAGTACAGCCCAACCCCAGCCTGTAAAGCTGGGATCATTTGTAAGTATAGTGAATGTTTGCATATCCAAAGGATATAAATTTAACAAACTTCTTGAATGCCTGCATGATCTTAAAGCGTGTAGGGTGTTTCTTCTTATAGAAGAATGCTTCCTTACGCATGGCTGTTCCTTTAATTTGAATTATTTGAGACATGTTTCTTTAATTTTAAATTTGTTTATCGTTTTGGTTTACGATTACTTTCAAATTTCTTTTCAATTTCTTCCCAAAGATCAATGGTTTCTTCCCGAAGTTGATCTTCAAGTTTATCACTCTCTATCATCTTTATAGAGATTTCCATAGACTTATCCAATCCTTCCCCTCCTATGGTATAAATATTGTTCTTGGTGTAACTTTTAATAAATTGTAAGTTTTCACGAATGTCATCTATACCATAGTCAAATAGTATTGTCACTGGGGCAGTATGGAATGGTTTCCATATAGAACTTTTAGCAACTTCTATTTCTACTCTCACTCCAATGATCCGACTGACATCTTTTCCTTTAAAAGTCTTTTCAACTTTATGTTTATGTATGATAGCTGCCTTCAATCGTAGACTGGAATAAAACCCTACACTCAGTCCTCCTGGAGTGCTGTATTTTTGATAGCTCTTTGGATCAGTATCAATACGCACCTGGTTTGAGCACACCATCAGTAGGTTATCCCGAGCCAATATTCTACAGGTTTTCCGCAACTGCTCAGAGAATTCCTTTGCCCGTCTCATTCCCATTTTATCCCCTTCATCCCCTTCCATTTCCATATTTGTGGATAGAGCAGCAAGTGAATCCGCAAAAATACCATTAATAACCTTTGGATTATCAGGTTTCCAAGCTCTGACCGCTTCAAATACTTCGGTTACAGTATTAGGATTCTTGTAGTTTCCCTCTTTTAACTCTAACCCGAAAAGTTGGGCGAAGGTTTTATTAAGTCTTGCTTCGGGATCATGGAACGTAACTTCCCCACCTTGGCGTTGAACATCTCCTGCAATTTCGCTAAGGAGCACTGTTTTTCCGCTACCACTTGGACCGAATATTTCAACCAAAATTCCCCCTGGTAGACCACCACCTCTGGTTTGTCCACCGGAGATGGCAAGATCGAGTAACGTTGATCCTGTACTGATAACTTTTCCAAAGTTTCCATTGAATGTAGTTTTTTTATCTTTTGACCCATAGATCCATTTAACATAATTAGTTGCTGTTCTCTCCTTCATTTGAGAACTAAGTTGTTTTGGTTTTGTAGTTCGTTCCATTCTATTTTATTTCAGATATAATAGTGTAAACTTCTTCCTCTGATAATCCTTTGGAGATTAATTCCTCAGCTAGTGTATTCTTGTACTTTATGATGGAAACCCCAGCATGTGCTGCCTTTCTTAGTTTCCATTTTGAAGAACTACGATGGGTAATATCTTGAAGTAAATTATAAATTGTATTATTATCTTTCCTTACCTGTTCTTCAATCCAAGCATCCAATAGTTTCCCTATTATCTTAGATTTAGTAGTTTTTTTAGCTAAAGAATACAATGTAAGATAATGATCAACACGTGAGGGCAGGGAAGCCCCCACGTGTGTAAAATTAAGTTTCCTGTCACTTCTTGTTTCTAGTATGCTCATTGTTTTTCTTTTTCTTCAATACAATCATCCCATATTTTGCAAGAGGAACACTCATCAAACTCATCAGTATCTACCCCAAACTTATGTCTATGTGGGCATTTTTCTTTGTGACCTGATTTTACTTCCTCTTTTCTGTGAGACCTGTGTACTTTTGGGGTTTCTTCCTCCTCTTCTTCTTCAGGTGTTTCTTCCTCCTCTTCCTCTTTCTCAGGCTTTGGTTTAGAGGTGTGTTTTCTACTCGTAGGACGTGGTTCTTCCTCTTCCTCTTCCTCTTCCTCAGCTTCTGGTTTGAGTCGCCCTCCGGTCTCCTCTTCCTCAATTTCAAAGAATTTAGCTTCAATATCCTTATAGGACATTATACTCAAAAGATTATCCAGATTGGGAACATCCTCCAGAATCGCTTCATCATACTGTTCATCCCTCTCCACAAAGTCAATACGACTAGCCTCAGCAAATGGTTTGCTGGATCCAATTGTACTGGAATCAAACCGTATCTTAACAGTTTTCCCTTCCTCTAAATCTGGGAATACTCCATTGTCCTGATTTTCCTTCAGTTCTTCATTCAGTAATTCCTGAAATAGGAATTGGCTGATATCAAAGACATGAGGAATGGCTTCAAACTTTTTGTTATTAACAGGAATTACACAATACAGATTTCTCATGGAAGCCTTCAGTGCTTTGAGTTCTTCCTTATCAGCATCTCCTTCTTTAATCCGTTTAGCCCGGTGTTCACATATAGGACAAGGTTTTTTAACTGATGTAGGACAAACCACTGTGTCATTATCCACCCCTACATTCCTATGAACTTTGTAAGGGCGTTTGTACCAGAGTGAGCCAGGTATTGCAATCCCATCTTCAACATCCAGATCAGGGTGTTTTGGATCTTGTACTACATAGGGCATAAAGTCCAACAGGACGTTTTTACTACCTGGTTCAGGGGTGAATACACTCACCCCCTTTGGGAGTAATAGATAACCATAGGATGAGGCAGCTTTCTGCTGACGTTCTGCATCCTTGTTTACCTTACCTAAAAAACTACTTTTTTTCTTCAGTGCCATTTTCTTCTTTTTTTAAGTTATTAAATTTATTTCCAAGATGTGTGTCCAGTTCTCGCAGCCAACCTTTCATTTGCCATCGGCTAATCCAATAGAATATACGATGGGATATAAAGATTATGAAAACAGTGGCTGCAGTTCCAATTAATATATATAGAAATATTTTCCACATGTTTATTTGGATTTACGTGTCATTGATCCTACTACAGAATTTGCTTTCTTCTGATTATGCTTTTGCTGTGCCTCAAAGGATAAATCCCTTGGCATCTTTGGGCCAGCAAAGTATTGCTGTCCATGTAGGCGAACTAAGTTTTCTAAGGTATCCTTTCGAGCATCTACCGCCTTTACCGCTGCATATGCCATATCATTCTCATACTTAGTTTCTAGGTAGTGATTCATAGCATTTTGATATTCCTTTGTGGTAAGAATTGCACTCTCC